GCTCTTGATGATTCTTTTGATCCTAACGGAAATGAAAGAAAAGTTAATTATAGTGATATGGGAAATGAAATAGATTGTTATGCCCCTGCAGATGGAACACTAACTGCACAAGCTACATCCGGAACATATACTAGAGCTGATCTTTATCCAGGTCTTACTGTAACTCCTTATGACGGTAAATTTGGAGGAACTAGTTCCGCATGTCCTGTTGCTTGTGGACTAATTGCAACTAAATTGCAATACAACAGAGATTGGACTTGGGAAGATGTCAGAAATTGGTTAAAAACAGAAGTTAATGATGCAAACACTGATGAATTTTATGTGGGAACGGAATCTATAACTGCAACTGATTCTAACTGGGTAGACGTAAATAGTCTGGAAGGTGGGAGACCTATAGTAATATGGGATGCTTTAACCGGAAATGAACCGAGAGCATATAGTCTTACGATTTCTGGCGGACTTCGTTTGAGTGGAGTAAGACTACAGTAAAATATTTTTAAAATTCCTAAATAAGCTGCCCAAAAAATCATAAGAAAAATGAAAAGACTATTATTGGCCTTTTCGTTATTCTTTGCAATTCCAGTTAATGCTGCTGAAATTACATCAAAGATTACTGATTCTATTCAATTGAAAGTTGATGGTGCTGCTGTTCAATCGACTCGAATCGGTGCTTCATATTCCGTATCAGGAACCAACATCCAATCCTCATCCTTTGGTGGTGTAGGTGGTGCTGGAACCTACGATATCAATACTGCGGGTCAAGCATTCACATTCAGTGAGAGCTTCAACGCTGCTGATACACCCGTAACTTCACAGACAGTGACAAATGGTGTCATTGGAACTCCAAATCTTTATGGAGATAGTGTAACTCAAGTTGGTGGAGACAAAGGTTCTCTCGCAGGTACTCTATCTGCAACTGGTGTTCCAACTGTTACTGCAGGTGGTTCCGGAACGAGTGCTACAGCTCAAAGAACAATAGAGTTAAGCGTATTCAAATGAGATACATAACTCCCGTTTTGCTTTTAGCGACGGGAGTCATCTGTACTCCCGTTTATGCTGAGAGTGTTGTGCCTAATTTTACCAGAGGTACTATTACCGCAACCACAGAATCTACTACAAAAGTTATAGAAACAATACGTCAAGTTGAATATACAACTGGCACATCATACACTGTGACTGGAACTAATATTAACATCCCTGGAACACCACAACAGGGATCAAATTATAGTATTATGACTCAAGGTGCTCCATTCCAGTTCAGTGAAACCTACCTTGGACCTGGAGTGGCAAAAGAAACATGGATAGATCGTACAACAGAAACTCAATCTACTACAAACTCGGTATCTGTCTTTACGCAATAGGAACATTATGTTATGGCACGGCATATGCTCAATCTGCTCCTAGTAATACTAATATTGCTGGTCCTTCTGCTTCCGCTACAGGCAATGTTACTAATCAAGCTGTCCAAGTTTTACAGGGACCATTCGCACTTAACACCTATGGAGGTGGAGTTAGTTGTCAAGGGCCAACAATGAGTATATCTCCCTTTGCTTTAGGGAGTTTTAATGGAAGTAAAGATCCAACAAATTACCAATCTCATAATGGAAACTTCGGTGTAAGTTTGGGATTTAATCTACCTTTAGATGGATCATTACAAGAAATTTGCAAAGAGAGAGCTAGAGTTGAAATAACTAGACAACAAACAGAGGCAGACAAGGCAAGACTTGATTTTGAATTAGTCAGACTACTAAAGTGCGGTGAAGCGATCAAGAATGGAATTAGTTTCCACCCAGATAGTCCATATCATAAAATTTGTGCAGATGTTGTTGTCAAATATCCACCCGTGAAAGAAGTGGCGGCACAATGAATGAAATACCAACTATTAAACCAAAGGGAATTGATAATATATCAACTAATATCAATGGAATCCCCAAGATTGGCATTCAAGATCCGTCAGTAATACCAGTAATAGATCCACCAATATTGCGTCAGGTAGAAATACCTGTCACAAGAGGACTTGCTCTACCAGTATTCCAAGCACCAGATACTTCTATTAAGTATCCAGTCATTGACGTTCCTACCCAGGAAGAGTTTGACGCTGCTGTTAAAGCCGAACGAAAAAAACAGGCTGAAGAACAACAAGAAAAAAATAGAGGATTGCCTGATCCTACCCCTACCCCTCAACTGCCTCCAGCAATTCAAACCCCTCCACCCACTGTTCAGACTCCCGTTGTAGAGGTCCCGGCAGACAAACCCACAATCACGGTGGCAGGATTAAACATAAATCTCCCAGACCCCTCTCTGGTCGCCACGGCAGGGTCTGTGGCGGTTGTGACCACTGCTGCAACTATGGTGGCTACAACCGCATTTAACGCGATTAAGAACGCTGCTGAGCCTATCATCAAAGAAGCAACCAAGAAGAAGTTTAAAGTTAAAGTCAAACAAGTCAAACCTGTACTACATTATGTTTTAGCAGAAGGAGGACACATTGATATCTTTGAATACTCTGCTGATGGAACAAGACTTGTAGAGCAGGTTGATAATGTGGAGCAGTATATTCGTGACCAAGTTGAAATCAATTCCCTATACGAGATTGATAACAAAATTATTATTGATGATGTGATTTCAGAAAAATTTACAAAAGAAGGACAAAAGAGATTTAAACCTCTGTTCGCCCCCGCTAAAAAGATTGCTAAGAAATTGTCTGCTAAGTTTTCAATCTGAGATCTTATCCCAGATCCAAGAGATAACCAACACTGGAAGATATACTACAAGATTGTATAGCATGTCAACAAAGATGTTGTCCTTCTCTTCTTTACGCTTGTCCTTCGCTGGTGACTGCGACATAATCTTCCTTAAATTATATTTAAGAATAATTTCCTATTATTTAGTTTTGGGTTTGATAACACTCCATATTCTGTCAAGTTCTGGAAACGTTTCTATAACATTTTCATTTCTTATTTTATCAAACTTTCTCATTGACCTTATAAACTCAGGAATTAAAGTTTGTTCCTGATATAGATCAATATAGTTGATTAAACTTTCATAGAAAACTACAGATCTTTTTGATTTATTTGGAATTAAGAAATTGTCAATATGATTTCTTATATTTTCCTTCGCGGCCTCTTTGGTTCTTTTATCCAATACCCAAACAGACATTTCTCTTGGAGTTTGCATAAAGTTTAGGAAGAAGAAATCAATATCTTCCATTAATCCACTGGTATACAAATACTGATGTAATTTAACTACTTCAAAAATATTCAATGCCTGAACTGTGCAATCGAAATGCAATTGGTGAGTAACTTTTTTATCTTTAAACCTTTCTCTAAATTGTTTAGCATGAGACACAAATTTTAGCCAGTTAAATCCTTTTCTGATTAATTCCCCTCTGGTTCCTATACCATCAACACTAATATGAACTTCTACACTTCTATTAAATTGATCCCATAAATCAAAGATGTGTCTACCTTTATAAACAAGGTTACTAAAGTTACTATTGTATGCTAAAGTTACATTATCATTTCTACGCAACTCAATGAGTTTATCAAGTATTTTCCAATGTTCATCTATAATTAAAGATTCTCCTCCAGAGAAGTATAGATGTTTTACCATTTTCAAATATGGTTCAGTCTCTTCATAAGTTTTTTCAGAAGCATTCCATCTTCCAGAAATTTTACCATTCTGTTCTAATTCAAAACTAGAACTAGAAGTCCAACTACACATTCTACATTTGAAGTTACACTTATTACTTAGTTTCAAATCCCACCAAATAAATCCAGGATTATCAACACTAAAATCATCATTTGTATTGTATACAATTTTTTTATGATATCCAAATAAATTATTAATAAAGTCCTGTCTTAAAGAACTTTTTCCTGCAGCTTGATTATTATAACATACCTGACAACTTTCTGTAGGTACTTCATTGATCATATTTTCACGTAGTTTCCTTATGGGTTCATCATTCCAGATTTCCCATAAGGATTTTTCTTTAATATCTCCATATGTGTATTCGGAAACACAGCATGGCTTAACTTCACCATCTTGTCTAATGTCTAAAGCCATCCAAGGTGCAACACAAAAAATTTCACCTTCTGTATTAACTCTGTCTTTATCAATCATCACCCAAAATCCCCTCTAGTTCAGGAAAAATTTCCAATGAATTTTCATTTCTTATAGAATCTAGTGCAGACATATAAGATTTGAAGTATGGAACGAGGTGTTCTCTCTTATCAGTAGATAGAAGTTTAAGAACAGATATGTATTGTTTAATAGATTCTGTGGCTTTTGCTGGAACAAGATAGTTTTCAATATGATATTTAATTTTTTGTCCTAACAATTTTCTAGATTCGGAATCTAGAATCAACACAGACATATAATCTGGGTTATGTAAAATGCACAAAGAAAAGTCATTCCAGTCAGTGATTATACCCCGTAAGTAAAGTTCTCTATGGGCATCCATAGCATGAAAACAATTTAAAGCCTGGAATACATAATTAATTTTTACTTCAACATTAGGTAGTTTACTCCTAAACATTCTAAAATTCTCTAGGAATTTTTGCCAGTCAAATCCTTTTCTAATTAATTCTCCCCTCTTTTCTGTACCATCAAAACTCACTGATAGTGATAGATTTGGAAATCTTTTCCACAAATCAAGAACATTATTATTTTTATATTTTAGAGTACTGAAATTAGTATTATAGGACAATCTAACTGTCTTATTTCTTTTCTTTTCAATGAGTTTGCGTAAGATAGTATAGTGGTGATCTGAGATTAAAGGCTCTCCTCCAGCAAAATATATTTCTTCTACAATATCATAAAGAGGCTCAATATCTTGGTACACCATATCCACATCAATTTTGGGATATTCACCTTCAATATTAAATTCTTTTCTCATCTCCATTTCCCAAGTACTACTGTACCCAGGACTACACATCCTACATTTAAAATTACAAATATTGTTTAATCTAAAATCCCAATATACAAGATTGAATCTATCAAAGGTTCCGTCTTCTTTAGTTTCTTTTACATAATCAAAATGTTTTGCATAGGTCTTATTCATATGAAGTCTTAGAGACCCATGTCCAATTTCTTCTTCTTTATAACATGATGTGCAGTAACTACACTTCTCTCCTGCAATCATATTTCTGCGAAGTTCTCGCATCTTCTCCCCATTCCAAATCTCTTTCAAAGATTCATTTAGAAGAGATCCCATTCTAAAGTCTCTCGGAGCTCCTTCACATTCAGTAGCAACAATTTCTAAAGGATTTACTGGTTCCCCTTGTTCAATATTGCCAATAAGTTCCCTTAGTCCATCAAGGTCATAATCTTCATCAGAGTCTATAGCATCTTTATTGATAGATATGGGAACTTCTGATTTGTTTTCTTCTATGCCTTCCGTACCACATATAGGCATCATGCAACATGGATAAACGTCTCCATTAGGACCGATGTTCATGTGAGTCCATGGAGCCATGCAAAAAGTCTTGGATGGTGTTGTAGTCATAACTAATCTATTAATAAAGGATGGGGACAGTCAATACTAATTATATATGTGATTGTTTGGAGATGTAATCTGCATACTCTTCATTTGGATGATTGATCAATCTTTTGTGATAAAAATCTATAATCATTTTTGCAGCAGTTCCAGTAAAAAATGCCGGAACAACTCCATGTATTATACTAGAAACGCCTACAAAAATCATCTTAAATCCGGCATAAGTAGCCCATATTAAATGACTTGTATAAGTTTCTTTACTAGACTTTAAGTGAATTGAACTCTTTTTTAATATGTTGAATTTATCCATAATAATTTTCCTATAATTCTAGTCCTTCAAACTTTTCCAGATACTTGTCTTTATTTTCAAAAATGAACTTCGATGTATTTGATTTTATTTCAACATTAGATCTAAAATAATCTCTTAATAATTGATTATCTATTTTTATTCCGGTAAAAAATAAATTAGGATCTAGTATTTCATATTTACTTATATGATGATTCCAATGCATATCCCCTATTTTGACATTAATTTTTTGAATTAAAGTTTTTAAATCTAAATCGGTTCTCCATACAGCTAAATAAATTTCATTTATTGCTGGGTCATATACAAATTTTGCATCTAGATATGGTTTAAGCACCTCTAATATTTTATTATGTCTACAAACATCAACAACATGTCCATTTATTCTTATGAGATCTGCTCTACCATTATGGTAAAACTCATTTGAGTTTACTGAAAACTCGTCATTAGTACAAATTTTATACTCGTATGTTGGAATATTTACTTCTAGAAGATTTTTTTCAGTAAAAGAAATTTTGTAGTAATCATCAATTAAAGTAAATTTATTTTGAATAAAATTTTCATCATCTGCTAGATTTATAAAGATGGGCCCACTAGTTTCAGAAGTTCCAAAAAAGCTTATAATATTCTTTATTTTACCTTCTTTTACGTATTTTGTCCACTCTTTTTTTATTGTAGATAAAGTATAAATCGTTGTTCTAGATGGCGGATTATTGTGGTTTATATTTTCAAAATACCCATCAATATCATGTGTATATGCAATCATGATGTGATCAAAAATATTTTCATTCCTCATGAAATATTTTTCATCGTTAAATTCCGAACCTTCTCCCCAGTAATTATATACAGCCTCTACATCTTTAGACATTAATGTTGGAATGAAATATGTTGCTGGACCACTACCATGTCCTAAACATTTTTCATTTACAACATTTCCATAATACATTTTAGAATTTCTTTGACATAAATCGAATAAAAATTCATGACTATGTTCTATAATTTTTGGAGTGCCTGTAGTTCCACTGGATGTACATCTCATAGCAATTGATTTTGGATCAATTTTTATGTCTTGATTTATACTTTTGTCGTATTGATGAGTTTCAATGTCCGTGGAGTAAACTGTATTTAAACAATGGTTTATGAGTACAGCATATTTACTTCTAGGATGCTCCTTCGGAAACTTATCGTCCTCACATATAAAATAATGTATCGGAGATAATAGTTGAGTTTTGGTAACAGAATCTGGCGAAATTACTATTATATTATAGTCAATTATTGAGATTGAAAGTCCTAGTTCTAAACAAGCAAAAACACTAGCTAATTTGCGTAAACAAGTTCCATAATATCCAATTAAAACAGTTTCTCCTAACTTTACTTCATAGTTAGAAAGAAAATAATTTTTTATTTGATCTACTAAAGATATAAATTCTTCGTAAGAATATTTTATAAGCCGACCTTCTTCAGTAATATCATAAAATGTTATGTCTTTATTAATAACTGTTCTGTCTATTACCTTCGAGTTGTTCATAATAATTTTAACGTCATAAAAATATTTATGGTTCTAATAAGAATTGTTATATAGATAAAAGTCCATTCCATATCGATAGTTATATTTATGTTAATACTTACCTTCTGTACAGTACTGAACTTTCTTATTTGGATAATAAGGATACAAACCATCTTGCGGTTTCATCCATCCACATCCAATCAACCAATTTTTTGTAAGTGGAGTTGGTGTAACTTGTTCCCACAATGGCGCTTCCAAAATCATTTCAAGATATCTAGCAGTCTGATTGAGTTGTTCCTCAGCCCAATTCGCATCCGCTTCCCAAGGAACTGCACGACTCTGACCAATTGATTCATAAGTTAATCTAGTATTTTTCATAATCCAAGAAGGAATCTCAGAATCTTGATGAACCTGTGCCATAAAAGCAGTATCTAATCCACCACCCATAGCATCTTGAACCACATGCCAACCTTCATGACGAAGAGTTCCTAAAAACTCTCTTTCATCTTGTAAAAGATTTTCGTTGATGAAGAAACGATTATAGTTTGGTTTGTAAAGTCCTACTGTTCTTGGGGTGAAGTATCTACTTGGTGCTAGGTATACTCCAATCTCTAAAGCATTTAGAGCATTTAAGATTCTTTGAATCTCTTCTCTGAATGGGTCAAATCCTTCTTTCTTAAAAACTTCAGAGTCCGCTGTGAGTTTTTCTACACCCTCAGTACATTCTAGAAGAATCATACAACCCATTGCTGCTAAACTATATGGTTTTACAGTTGGTTGTTTTGGTTCTAATGAATTAGCAAATACGGGCAATGTTAAACCCAATGACAGCCCAATTGTTGTTAAAAGTTTTTTCATTCATCCCACCATCCTTCTTCTTTATGTATCCAAATTTTCAACTCTTTTACATACTTTCGTAATATTTGTGATTGTTCTTCGTGCCAAAAATCACCCGTCTCTATAAAGAGACGGGTGTGGTTATCTATGGCTTTGAGTATTTGGTGGATTGGAGCGTTCCAACACTCTCTTTTTGGAGTGTTCCATTCTCTTGGCATTTGTATTCGACCGTATAAAGTTGGCCTTTGTGAATAAAATCTGCCTGGCATAAACCAGGTCCAACCATAACATTACCAGCAATGATAACTTCAAGAAGTATCACTTTTTCTTACCTCCATTCTTTGCTTTCTTGGCAGTAGCGTTCCCTTGATTTTGTTTAGAAGAACCTTTCTTCCCTTTATTAGGTGACTTGGACATCAGAGGTCACCTCTTTGGAATGGTTTTTCTTCATCTACTTTTGCTTCCAAAGCTTCAACTCTTTCTTCAAGTGAAGTATCAGTTCCATAATCATTGTTTACTAAAGGAGTTTCAGTCACTCTTGTTTCCCAAACAGGTTCTTCTGCAACCGATTCTTCCACGAATGATTCTTCAACGAATGGTTCTGGTGGAGTAGGTGGAGTTTCTACAAACTCTTCCCTCTTTGGTTCTTCTTTTTTGTCATCATCATCGTCTCCACCCTTCTTCATAGTATTAATTCCAAAGGTAGCAGCAGACGCAGTAAATACTGTAGCAATAAACGTTGGGTCCATCTTAGATAGAGCACCCGCATAACTTGCAGTAAGAAGAGCAGCAGCCCAACCAAGAATAGCAACACGAATCACAGTATTCATACATGCCTCTCTTTTTTTAGCCTTATTGTTGTCCATTGTAGTTAGTTAGTGAAGTTAACCTTTTTTCCAAGCTTCACCTTCTGCTTTTCTTCTACGAGCTAGGCCTGCTTCTACATTAGATCCAGGATTGCGGTAGAGATAAAGAGCATCGGGAACCAAATCCCATTCTTTATTTTTCAGGCGTTTAGTAATAGTATTAAAGTTATCACCACCGTAAAAACCGGCACCAAGATTATAAGCAAAGCTGAGCAAAGCTCCTCTTTTTCCATCTGACATCTCCCCCCAATGTGGGATTTTACGCAGTGCTGGAAGAAATTGATTCTTGCACTGACTAATTAATAATTCATCTGCTTCTTGTTGAGTGATACTATCACCCATCTGGAATGGTGATCCATCTTTCTTACGAGTAGATCCCCAACCAATAGTGATTGGAAGACCACCAGAAAGAGGATCGGGATATGCATTCAAATGACACCCTTCAAATTCTTTGATTAATTTGATGCCCATCATAGGAACATCATCACCACTTGCGGCAGCAGGAGCAGAAACACCGCCGCCGCTACTTACTTTCCCAGAGGTTTACCACAATGCGGACATACATCACCAGAAGAACCGGCAGAAGAACTAGAAGAAGATTTCTTTCCTCTGTAAATATCTGCCCATTCAGCATCATCTTCTAGCACATCATTTGGGAAGTTATCTTCCATCCACTGTACTGCTTTGACGTGATTTGGATTTCTATCGTCGTAGAACTTAAAGAAGTTGTGTAAATCTACTCTTGCCATTGGTTGTTCTCCTATCAATCAAAAATACGACCCCAACCATCGTTGCCGCCTGGGTTCCAACGATGCTTAAGTACTGCTTTGGTGTAAATAGCCTTCTTGCCATTTGTTACTGGACCACTATAGTTGTCATTTAGAGAGCCATATGGATCGTTAACATAATATCCTTTACCATCTGGAGTCTTACCAATCACTACACACATGTGACCACCAGTAGGAGCAGATATAGGACCGCGATGAAGAATGCCAATTACAACTGGTTTACCCCTATCAAGGCTCTTATCAAGATCAGTGAAAGAAAGATTATAACTAAAATGGGACTTAACACCATAAGCTGCAAGAACTTTTGTCTGTACAGCATGATCCGTTGTATCACCAATCTCAAATACTTTCTTGACGTATTCATCGTCACCCTTAATCGAACCTGGCTTTAAGAAAGCAAGGCACATAGCGCATGAAGAAGAGTTGCACGTTCTATGTGCATCTCTATAATTATCTACTTGATTGAAATAGGGAACATCTAAAACTGCTGGTACAGGAGGAGCAGTTCTGAAAATACTTACCCAATCAGATTCTGAGTCATCTAAAAATTTTTCTGGAAGATTATCTTCTAACCACTGAACAGCCGCTACATGATTGGTATTCTTTTCATCATAATACTTAAAAAAGTTATGAAGATCTAAGGTCATAGATATTCCTTTTACGACACTTTGTTATTTATTAGAAGAAATACCTTCATTCAATAATATTAAAATCCCATGTGTTTTTTTCTCCAGAAATTTAAATCAAATTTCGTATAACTTATAGGTATTTCTGGGTTGTTATATGGAGTTGGCCATGGATTCATGTTCCAATAAACATCCCTCCAATTAGGACCCCATTTCGATGTCATATAAAAAGCATTTTCATTATGACAAAAATCTATTTTTGGTTTTAGTGATAGGTCAGTTCTCCAAGTTTGTGATCCGGAAGAAGAATATTCTCCTCCAAGACCATGTATTGATTTTATTTTAGTATCTTCAATAATAATATTTTTATTCAATAACCTCACATAATAATCACAATCCTCCAAATAAGCTGGATAAAAATTTTCATCAAATAATCCACATTCTTGAACAACAAATTCTTTTAATAAAAATAGTTCCCATTGAGTTCCCGCTTTTACTATTCCAACTTCTTTTTTTAACATTATGTTTACCATTTCTTCCAGTAAACCGGGAACAAAAGCAATATCATGATTAGATATTATCCAATATGGAGACAAACAATAACATTTTATTATTAAATTCCAAGCACCAGAACATCCAATATTTGATGGCAAATTACAAACTTTAATATTTTTAATTAAGTCATATTTCTTTTTAGAAATTTGATTTAATTCCTCTGCAATTTTATCATTACCACTATTATTAACAATGAATAAATCATCTACTGGGTAATCAATACTATCAATTAATCTCACCAACCAATCAACACCATTTACTATAGGAACTCCTATTACTGGTATTGAGCGTGTATTAATTTTTCTAACTATACCCCAAAAATACAAATCATGAGATTCATTATTTACTTCAAATTCATATTCAGAAAAATATAAATCAAAATTTATTTTTTCTCTAAAATCATCTTCAATCAAATTTTTATAATAATCCCAACCAAGACCAACGGTTAAGGGCGAATCTTGCGGAGATGTTCTTGCAGTTCCGTGCTCAGGTCTATCGGTTGTAGCGCACGAGAAAAAAATAAATCCATTATTTTTACACAACCGAATCATATTTTGAAAAGTTTCCGCCCAATATGGATTATGTTCAAAACATTCAGTTGAACAAACTACATCATAAGTATCATCTGGAGCGTCATAATTTTGTCCCTCACATACAATATCAACTCCGTTACCAACATTAACATCAAGCCCAATATAATCACACTCATGAAAAAAATCACGAACAGTTCCGTTTATATTCAGACTTCCCACATCCAATACTTTTTTATGTTCAAAATATTTTGAAAACTTTTTTCTTATCCTATCTACGAATTCTCTTTGTTCTTGATGTGCCATATTTTAATTGTGTACCATTAAACATTTATCTACTTTTTTTATTTCAAATTTTTTATACATTGTTCTATATTCATTTATTTGATCAATAAAAAAAGCATCAGCATTAAAATCTTTTTTATTGAAATTAATATCTCCAGCTATATCACTCCTAACAATAAAAGATCCAATATCACAACGATATCCAATGAAATCAGTATTTAACATAGAGTAAGTTCCATATCCTTGATCATGAGAATGAATCATATTGAAATATACTACTCCAGTTTCATCATCCGTTACCGAAAAAACATATTCAAGAAATTTAGGACAATAATAATTATCACAATTTGTTATCAAAAGATATTTGTATTTTTTGTAGAATCGTTTGATTCCAAATTCTCTCAGAGAATGTCCATAATCATTATACCTAATATCAGTGTTATGAAGAAAAATACCTTCTGAAATATATTTTTCTTCATACAAACTATTTTTTATATTATTATCCCATTCTCCATCATGAATAATGTGAAGATCAAAATTTTGAATCGTTTGGGATCTTAATGAATTAATAAAAGTTTTTAATGGATAATTTTGATTATAAGTTACTGAAATAATCCCTAGTTCTTTCATTTTTTAATTTTTAAAATGTATAGTCCGTCATCATAACGATCAAGTAATTCTGGTGTTTTTTGTTTTCCCGATACATCAATAAGCTCACAAGAACAATATCCAATTAATGTACACAAATCCGATAAGGATTCTATCCACTGCATATTAGTAACATGTTCAATAATCAATACACCACCAGACTTAATTTTAGAAAAATATTTCTGAATTAAAAAGACAAACGATTCAAATGTATGAGGGCCATCATCAATAATGACATCAAAATAATCATCAGCAAATTTAGAAGATCTATTAGTAGAATACATATCACCTATAATAGAAAAAGTATCTGGAATGTGATCAAAATAGTTAATGTCACATGCATAAATCTGAGTATCTTCGTGTAGATAGTCTCTCCACAATTTAATAGATCCCCCATTTGATGCTCCTATTTCCATTAAGGTTATGGGTTTATCTCTAAGTGAATCAAAAAAATTATCGTAGAAATTATCAAGATATCCAAGGTCACTTTTGTCTGTCGGATATTTTATGTAATCAAACATGCCAGATAATTTAGAGTTATCATTTTTGGGTTCTGATGAGATCTCGACTCCCATCCTTTCTAAATTATTTTTAACTGTTTTTTTGTAGTCATCTGATATCTCAGGATCATTATAGAGATTTAATGATATTTCTATAGATTCTTTATCCTTACCCCACCACCATCCGGAGAGAGATTTCTCAAAAAGCAATCCATATCTACCTGGATACTCTACATCTGTAAGAAAAGGTTTAGAATTAAAATCAGAAAATCTAAGTCCCCAATCAGCATAGATATAACAATCTTGCCACCATTCACGACGCTCAGAAAATCTACTTAAGAGAAAATATGCTTCAGGTCTACTCGGTAACAAACATAGTGCTTGTTGCATTAAAGATTTAGAAGTTCCGTCTCTTGTCCCCTGTTTCTCATAACAAAAAGAACCACGAATTAATGACTCATAAGCCAAATCCAAATCTTCAGATCTTTCAGCGCATCTTAAATAGTATGAAAGTGCTGGAGCAGTATGCCCGTTTGTTTCATACCAAACTCCAAGATTAAAATTTTTAATTGGATTTTCAGTATCTAAAGAGTATTCGGTGAGAAGATCCTTCAGATCAAGTTTATTAGTAGAAATATTCATACTAGTTTTTTCTTTCTTTTTATTCTTCCAATAATCTAAAACTACTTTTTTAGAATGGTAATGATTTGTTTTTTGTCCATCCTTCACATCACTATCCTGTTCAGTGGAATATGTAGAATTGAAGTTGGTCTCTTCGACAAACAATGGGATAGTATAAGTTTTGCCTAGTGTAGTAAAAATTATATTTTCTATAAGAGGCATTATATCAGTATTAGGTATATCTAAACAATAGGTATCACCTTGAATATAAGTATCTATTAATTTTTTAGCATACTCTCTTTTTAAAATATAAGCTGTAACTGACCAATCATTCCACTGCCGTTCTCTGAGTTTAAAATCACCAAAATCTTCACGAATCGTAAGTAACTGAACAGAATCCCAATCACTTGGAAGACTGTCCACAAATTCTTGCCAGGTAAAATCCCAGTAATCAACAGTTTCTAAACTTAAGTCATCTTCGCAAAAAAATCCATATTCATCATCAGAATTTTGATACCAATGTTTGATAGCCTTTAGATGAGAAACGCAACATCCTTTAGTACCATCATTTAATTGGTGAATATATCTACCAGTAACTATATCATCAGATTCAGAAAATCTTTTAGAAATAATTCCATATAAAGGAACTTCGTATTTTAAAAATTCGTTTTGGATATTTTTTTGTCTATCTAAACTTTCTTCTAAAGAAATATAATAAGATATAGGAAGATTTTTTAATTTATTTTTACTTTTTTGTGCCATATAAACTTGCTCATTAATTTTCGAAATGTCCCAAATAGTACTAGACTTATGATAATAGTTAATTGATTGTGATAAAGATTTTTGTTTATTAATCTTAATATGTTTTTGAGTTAATTGATACTCAACTTGAACTTCAAGCTCCTCTTCAGAATAATTAAAATTAGAAGATAATATTTGTCGAATATCATCTTCCAGATCTTTGTCTGTGTGATATGATTCAAAATTTTCTAATCTTTTCTTATCGGAATGCGGTATATGAATTATATTGTGATTATAACATATTTTTTTCTTTTTTAATCCAAG